CAACATCCATTAACAAGAACATAGGTTTATTTAATTCTCTTAGCTTTTTCTTCATATCTTCATTATAAAAAACTGGTTTGTTTGGTTCACCAGTCCACTGATTCATTCCATATTTAAAATGATGGTTATCATAAACGTTAGACATTTTTGTTCGCCTTTAGCTGTTTCCAAATTTCTTTTGTTTTGTGAGCATTTTTCATTTTATCAACTAAACCAGATGAAAGAAAAACACCACCCCAAACACCGTACTCGCTGTTTTTTAATCCAGACTCATAACAAATGGATCTAACTGGGCATGACAAACAGCACTGGTCTATAGCCTTAGCCATATTAATATCTGACTCATATTGATCAAAGAATAGATTTGTGTTCATTCCACTGCATGCAGCTAAATGCCACCATCTTACTGACTGCTCATCTGAATCTAATTTATTTAAAATACTTGACATATTTTAGCGGAAGAGTCCATGCCCCTTTGGGATTAACTGGAAACTCATTTGCGATTCCCCAGGAATTATTTTTATAGATGCCTTTGGTGTCAAAATATCCGCTATTATTTTTTTCCCAAACAACTAAACTATAATTGTTCCAGTATAAATCAAACTTGTTCTTAGGAACTCTTTTCCTTAGAATCTCTACTCCATTTTCATATAAGTGTAGCATTTATCCAACTCGTCTTAATTATACCTATAAATTATTATACAGGAATAGAACAGCCGTTGTCAACTGTTTTTATTATTTATTTGGGTTAATCATTGATAATTCACCATCAAGCAACTCTTCAATGTGTGAACATACTACTGACCATTCTTCTTCAAATAACTTGTATGATCTTCCGTGTCCTGGACCTGGTGCAATTTGCTGTCTATGAGAAACCATTAATACATGGTCTGCAGCAAGCTCGACCCTGCCTCCATCTCCTATAGAAACATTAGACCCATGCTGTATTCTAGACAGATCTGCACCAAAATCTCCGTAGTCTAATCCTAAATCTTTAATCAAATTGTCTTTCAGTGTTTTCTCTACATCAAGATTTAGAACTGAAGGAGAATAGTGCTTAACTACAAAACCATCTTTGTCCACTAAGTACTTTTCAAAATTTGCAGCTTGGATTGCTCCAGCATAAAATCCTTGGCATAGCCACCATGAGTAATACTGGTCAAATGGGAATTGTATTCCTAGCTCTAGGGCCTTACCCCATAAATTATTTGCGTGATCTGAAATTACATTAAAAACTTCGCTTGGCTCTCCAAATGGCTGGTCTATCCCATTTAGATCTCCGACTATCTCTCTGTTTGGAATTGAGTTTACTTTTTCAGAGAATCCAAATGTAGTCCCGTATACATCGCAACCATAGTTTTGTGAATCCATTCCTTCAACTAATCCTTGTGACCATGCTCCCTTTGTAACTCCTGGACCGCAGTAATCATTTGTTGGAAGAGCTACAATCTCAAAGCCTCTGTCCTTGTATTTCTGCTGAAGCCACTCTAAGACCTCCATTTGGTTTGCATTTCCACAACCTACTGTAGTGTTTACAAACATTGTAACCTTACCCTTATACTTTTTCAAAAAGTCTGGTGTACCGTCTGCTGCATTTAATTCTAGATCATATAGTGATTTCATTTTTTTTCCCCTTTTACTCTTATTGAAGAGATTTTTACAGATTTTACTTCATCATCTGTACCAAATATATCAGAGATATATTCTTTAGCATCGTTTTCATCAAAAGCTTCTACTTCTGCTGAAATTTCTAGCTTTATTAAATACTTATTCATTTATTTAGATACAGTATATCCGTTTTTAGTTAATAAATCAATTGCTGCTTTAACTTTAGGGTCTACCTTTGCTGGTATCTTTTGTGCAGTATCTTTTGATGCCGCCGCCTTTTTTGCTGTAGTTGCTGAAGCCCCAAACTTTGGTCTTCCAAATCCTACGATTGAAATAAGAACACCAGCTTTATTTTTCTTGTAAGCACGAAGTTGTTTGCAAACTTCTCCGCCATTTCTTTGGCTTCCAGACTTTTTTGAAGATGTGTTTCCTTCTATACACCAAACAGTTCCATCCTCATTGTCTTTAACAACAATACCTACGTGAGAAATTCTATCGACGCCATCTGAAGGGAAATCAAAATACGCTATATCTCCTGGCTCTGGATCTGCAACATCTACATCAATCCAAGCACCAGCTTTTTTAAATGCTGCTGCACCTCCTGGTGTGTAAACAGTATTAGGAATCTTTACGCCAGATTCTGACCCGCACCAGTTTACGAAACTTCCGCACCATGGTTGGAAGTTTGCTTTCATAAAAGCACCGTATTTAGTTTCGTTGTCTTTAGGACCTTCAATAGTTCCTAGCTCTGCTGTAGCAACTTCTATTAGACGAGCTGCTGTACCTTGTTCTGCCATTAGTCTTTATCCCAATCTAGATCAACTGGTTGCTCTTCTGGCATTGCTCCATCTGGCTTTGCTGCCAAACGAGCTGCAGTTGCATCAATTTCTGCTTCTAATTTTTTATCTGCCTGTGTATTTTTTGCATCTACTTCTTTATTTTGTATCTGTGCTGCCATAATATCTTTAGCGCCTGAGTTACCAATTAGAATTCCTGCAAGTGTTCCTGTAATAAATGTTGCAATGCTACCTAGAACATTGAAGAACATTTTGTCATTTTCTGACTGAGCTCCAATAGGTTGTGTTACAAACAACAGCCCATAGATAATTCCAAGAGCTGTCATAAAAAGAATACTTCCAAGAGTTATTCCTAGAATAAACTTTAATCGAGCATCTAAATCTGCGGGCGTTAGTTTTTGTTTAGCCATTTGTTATTTCCTGTTCTGGTGTGTTAGGTGTAATTTTTATTACATCTTTTGTGCAAGTCTGCGTAGCTTCGCATTCTGGAGGATTACATTCTGCAATTTCCCAATTTTTAGGATCTTGGCATGGATATCGGTATCTATTTAAAGATTCTGGTGAACATGCACTTAATGATATCATTAGTAAGCCTGCTAAAGCAATAGAAAATATTTTCCTCATAGTACAATTATACACTATTTATCGTCTTTTCTAAGTGGTATAGTTATTAGCCAAATTACAGTAGTTATTAATACTGCAATTCCAACAATATCTCTAGCTGAGCCCGTCAAAGTTAGCCATGCTATAAAGAAGCCTAGGAGGGTGAATGCCTGGGCAATTAGCTCCATTCCCGCGTCTTTGAACCATTTAGCCAAGCCCTTAATTGCCTTGCCTGTAAGATTAAGCATATTTTTGATTATCTTCATTTGTTCCTCCTTATCATTGCCCCTGCAATTTGTGATGCAATGACCACTGGGACAATTACTTCCTGCGCTTTTTCTCTTTGATCATCTGTCATATCCATACCTAATTCAGAAAAATTAGATAGTAGTTCTACTGGGTCCACCGCAAATACCGTTCCAAGTGGGTCTGCTAAGAATGCTTCTGTTTGTACTTCTGTTACTGCATCTGCTAATGTAAATGGCATTGGAGTTTCTCCTGCCTCCGCCTGTCTATCTGTAAACTCAACGAATGCTTCTGCCAGTGCTGGGTTAGACTTCATCTGCTCAGCAATTTGTGCAACCTCTGAAGGCTTAATCCCAAGGTCTTCTGCAACCTCAGCCTTTGCTTCTTGAGTCAAGGCTCTAAGTGTTTGGCTAACTGCTGTTACTTGTTCAGGGGAAAGAGTAACTAACTTGTTATCCTTGCTTGTAAGGTTAGCAATAACTCCAGATAAATCTTCTGCTGTTCCTGTACCCTTTTCAGGAATAAGTTCTGCTAAAACCTGATCTTTAACTTCTACATCTGGCTCAGTCCATGGGTTTTCTTCAGGCTCAGGATCTGGTCCTGGTTCTGGTGAGGGTTCAGGCGTAGGCTCTTCTGTGGGTTCCTCAGTAGGCTCTGTAGTTGGTTCTGTAGTTGGTTCTGGGTCTGGTGTAGGTTCTACTGTAGGTTCAGGAGTTGGTTCCTCTGTAGGCTCTGCTGTAGGCTCAGTAGATGGCTTTGGTGTAGGAGTGGGCTTTGGCGTAGGAGTGGGCTTTGGTTCCTCAGTAGGCTCTTCTGTAGGCTCAGGGCTTGGCTCCTCTGTTGGCTCATTTGTAGGTTCCTCTGTAGGCTTTGGAGATGGATCATCTGTAGGTTCATCTGTAGGTTCAGTACTTGGTTCTGGGGTAGGTTCTGGAGTTGGTTCTGGAGTTGGTTCTGGAGTAGGCTGATTGGCTGCAGCGTTAGCTGCTGCCTGAGCAATAGCAGACTGAATCTCTCTTTGTAATTGTTCTTCATAGTAACGCCATGCGTTATCAATCGCACTATTAAGATTATTTATTGACTGCTCGTATGCATCTTCAGCATTATTTTTATTTTGCAATGCAGTGGCAACATTTAAAACTGCGTTGTTATATTCGTTTGTTTTATTAACTAATATTTGATTATAATTATTTAATGTTGAAACTGCTTGATTATAAACATTTAGTTTGTCATTATATACATCTTGTGCTGAGTTCTTTGCAGCAAGTGCGTTGTTGTAGGCGTTTGTTTGTTCTTGGGTTGCTCCAGATCCATGAGAAAATGTATTAAGATTGCAACTAAAGTCTTGTCCCCATACTCTTGGGTTGCCAGCATAGTCACAACCTGCACCAGTCCATCCTCCAGGGATAGCCCATCCAAGATGATAGGATCCAGGACCTCCACCGTTGTACCACCATATCTCTACATCAAATGTTTTGTCTACAGTTACATCATATACAGGAGAATAAGCACTCCAAGTTGTTCCTTGCTCTATCCAATTATTAACAACTAATGCTCCATCAATATACATTCTAAAACCATCATCTGTATAACCAGCAAAATAAGTTTGTGTAAACCATGATGGTACAGTTATCTGTCCAGTAAATTTAACTATAAAGTTTTCATATCTATTACCACAAACTGGGCGAGTCATATAGTTTCCATTTAGTGTTCCACTACATAAGAATTCATCTGTGGCTGCAAGGCCATCAACCCTAATTAAACTATAAACATCATATGCCAGACCAGCAGAACCAGCACTGTCTAATGCTTGCTGAGCGTTTGACAGATTGATGTTTGCTACTCCAAGGGCATCGTAGGCATCATTCTTATTGTCTAAAGCAGTGTCTACTGTTACTGTTTGTCCGTCTACTGCTGATTGGGCTAAGTCTTTTTCTTCAAGTGCCGTGGCTTTTGCGTCAAGGGAGTCGTCATATAGGTCATAGGTTTGTGTCTTGGCTTCTTCTGCAGATACGGCAAGATCATATTTGTCTTTTGCTTCTTGGATTAAGGATATAAATTCATCCTTGTAACCAAGGTCGTCAACGCTATTGTTTAGCTCTTCAATTTCTTGAGCTGCTAAGCTTAGTGGATCATCAGAATAAGCGGGTGACATAAAGAGCCAACCAAATGCAAGCATTGTGGCTGCTGTTATTCTAAATAACTTATTCCTTGTCAAGTAGGGCCCCTAAGTAAACAATATGTCTACCTAGCAATTATACCACTTTAGCTATTTAGGATTATCTGTTTTATAAAAGCCATTACCTTTAAATTGTATACCAAATGGGGTAAAATGTCTTATCATACTTGAATCACATTCAACACATGTATAACCTGGATCACTATCTGCAATTGATCTATTTACTGACATTAATGCATGTGCTTCATCATATGAGCACTTATATTCATATACTGGCATTACTTCCCGCTTTTCTTCCTTGCTTTTGCTAATGCATCAAAGTCTTTAATCTTTGTTTCTCCCATATAGCCCCATGCATGACCATCTTCAATCATTTTTTCATTAATAGATTTATCTGATCCGTCCAAGAAAACCCAACCCAAAATGCGACCATATTTTTCTGATGAGTCCATTTTTTCTGTTTTAATAACAACAGTTTTAGCTGAGTCAATTGCATTCTTTAAATATGCTTTTGCTTCTAGCCCTAAAGCTTTTTCCATTTTATCAGTAGTACGACTTTCTGGAGTATCTATGCCAGCCAATCTAACTCTAGAGCTAAATGAAATATCAAAGCCTAGATCGATATCGACATCTATAGTGTCTCCATCTACGACCTTGCTGACTTTTTTTACATAGTACTCGAACATCATTCCTCCTAATTTAAGGAGCAGTTTAAAGACATGCTCAGGTCATTGATTTATTTAATTTTAATTTTTTTAGGCTTTTTTTCTTCTGGAATGATTCTTTCTACATTTACATGAAGCATTCCATCTTCAATACTTGCCCCAATGACTTCCATATACTCACCCAAAGCAAATGTTCGTGTGAATTTACGTGCAGCAATACCCTTGTGCAGGTACTCGCCGTCGGTCACCTCTGTGATTTCACCCTTAACGATAAGTGTACCATTTTCTACTGATACATCTATATCTTCTTTTGTGAAACCAGCTACTGCAATTGATACCTGGAAGGTATCCTCATCTAGCTTTAATACATCATACGGTGGATATGTTTGGCGTGTTGCTATTTGATGAACATGTGCCATTCTTTCCAACTCACGATTAAAGCCAATAAAAAATGGATCTCTAAAAAGATCCAGTGTTGTAGTTACCATTTTATTCCCCTTTCAAGCGAATAATTTAATTTAGGCCCCATTTGGCAGCCTTTATAATTATATCACATCTAGCCCTGCGAAACAATAGAAGGTGATATCTCAATAAGGTCTATATTGCATCTCTGAGGTAATTTGCTGATCCACAATATAGCATCTACTATATCTTCTGCTTCCAACGCCCCATCATTATGTTGATGGGTATTAATTGCTGCTGGACATATTTCTGTAACCTTTACCTTAAAATGAGATAGCTCCAGCCTAAATAGTTTTGCAAGTCCAGATATTGACAGCTTTGAGGTGGCATAGTTTCCTCCACCAGCATAGAAATGTTTTTTTGCAAATGAGGATATAAATATGATTGTAGCGTTATCAGATTTTTTTAGGTTGGGTATAAAAAGTTTTGACAAATACATTGGGCCAGCAACATTAACCATATATGAATGCAAAAAGTTTTTAGGAGTTTCTGAAGACAAATGTTTAGCACCATCAATTCCAGCGCATGATGCATTATTTACAATTAGATCTATTGCTTCATCCTTATACCTATTATAAAAACTATTTATACTTTCCTCATCTAAAAGGTCCAGTCGTTCTACCTTGATATTTTCATGGTTTAGATTCTTTATTGCTTCTGGATTTCTTGATGTTCCTATAACAAAATAACCATTATTGCATAGCGTATGAGCAAGCAGGTTTCCTACACCGCCACTTACACCTGTAACAATTGCTTTTTTCATATCATTATCCAATCATTTTATTGTGCCCCCAGATGGTATCGAACCATCGACCCGCAGATTAAAAGTCTGCTGCTCTACCAGCTGAGCTATAGGAGCGCTGCCCCACCTGGCCTCGATCCAGGGACATTCGAATTAACAGTTCGACGCTCTACCAACTGAGCTATAGGGCAAAGCTGGTAGTTTTAAGTCATACCAAGGACTTGCATTAAGCCGAAAGGATCTTTGCTAACGCATTAATTGTTGCTGCAATTCTTCCGATATCACGCAACTGCTCAACTGTGTATCCTTCTTCTTTCAATGTTTCATAATGTGCTTTAACACAAAAATGACATTTGCCAATAATTGATGATGCTAGAGAGTAAGCTTCAAACTTTCCTTTTGTTGTTCCACCATGAGAAGCAATTGAATTCATTCTTAGCTGTGCTGGCAAGCCTTTTAGATTTTGATCGTCTGCCATTTCAATGAATGGATACCATACATTGTTTTGAGCCATTATGGCTCCTGCCGTTAAAGCTGCATTTTTTTCAACTTCATCTGTGGCGCTAGCGACAATAAAAGTAAGTAGCTTAGAGTTTCCTGTAGCAAATGCTGCAGCAATAGAAAGGTATGTTGCATGCTCTGGATCAATAGTTGACCTGTTGATTACAGCATCTAGGTTTAACTTAATGTCTTTAGCATACTCTGGCAAGGAATCTTTTAGCTGGTCAACCCACAACATTACAAAGTTTCTCCACCTAGTGATCGATTACATGCACACAGCTCTCCTGTTTGCAAAGCATCTAGAACACGAAGAGTTTCATCTGGGTTTCTACCTACATCTAGGTTGTTTACTGTAACATGCTGAATAATATTGTCTGGATCAACAATAAATGTGGCACGGTAAGTTACACCAGAAGAGTGTTGAACCCCAAGATCATTAGCCAAATGGTGTGCTGTATCTGCAAATGACCATGAATTAGTCTTCTTTAGGTCCTCGTGGGCATTTCTCCAAGCAATTTTACAGAACTCATTGTCCACTGATCCAGTCATCAAGACAGCATCTCTATCGTTAAAGTCATTAACTAAAGCATCGTAAGCAACAATCTCTGTTGGGCATACAAATGTAAAATCTTTTGGATAAAATGCAATAACCTTCCATTTACCTGGGAACGAATCCTGTGTAATTACCTCAAAAGAGGAATCTTCATATGACAAAGCTCCTGGCTTAACACCAGTAACTGCAAAATTTCCTAACTTATCTCCTACTGTTTTCATTTTTCTCCTTGTTTATAAGTGATGATATTTCATATCGCACCCCTGGCTGGATTCGAACCAGCGGCCAACAGATTAGAAGTCTGTTGCTCTTCCTCTGAGCTACAGAGGTAAAATTAAATTATACTATTAAAAATCAAAATCTTCAATAGTATTTAAAGGAATTATTCCCTTTTGTTTTGCTATATTGTATCCCTCTTCTGTAAAATTATATGTTACCCGAAGATCTTCGTCATACTCTACCTGCATAAGGTCGGTATTTAATAGATCTATTAGTTCTGACTCTACATAATGCTCATGAGCTTCCCATAAATCTGGTGCTAAAAGTGGAGTTACGTCTTCGTTAAGCTCAAATATTGCTTCACCATCTTTTGAAAAGCCAGCAATCTTTATTGCACCAATATCTAGATAGTGCTGGATCTTAATCATCAGCTCTTCTTCATCTTCTTCATCAAACGGTTTTGACATTGCTACCTTTCTGTGCAACAAGTAGGACTTGAACCTACGATTACCGAATTATGAGTTCGGGGCTTTAACCAACTAAGCTATTGTTGCTTAGTTGAATTATAGTATTTATTAATCAGTTTTGTCAATAGACTTTTCAACTATGTCCTGAACATACTCTGAAAAATGTTTTCTTATGCTGCCTGGAGGTCTTTTCCCAATTTCCGACCAAACTCTTCTATACTCATGTATATTGTCGAATGTTGTTGGGCAGACTAGTATTCCAGAATACTCCTTAAGCCTTGTAGGTAGAGGCACATGCTTGCTGCAGCACTTGCACTCTTTAGCTTTTTCTTGATATATACTCATACTATTTCCATTCCACTTAGTGCTTCAGAAAGATCCCTAGGCATTGCTGAGGGTGCCTTAATTAAATTTGGGCTTTCTTGTGTTAAACTTTCTCTATATTGTTTTTTTACAGAAGCATAGTCATGAACCTCAATGTCTCCAAAAGCTTCTCTTGTTAAACTAATCGCATTATATATTGAACCACAAACAGCATCAGCTAAGTCTTTAGACCCTTTTCTTGGGTGGTCAACTTTATCACGCATAATTCTTAACTCTAATAATTCATCCACAAGCAATGGTATATGAGGTCCATTTAATCTTTCTTCTAAAACTACCATAGCCATGTCATCGTAATGTTTTTTTGCAACAGATAAAGTTTGAGTATTTATTCCATACTGCTTGAGCTGTTGCATCATGTCGTGAGAGTTCCATCTGTCAAATGTGCATATCTTAATGTTAAATCCCCTAGATCTAAGAGACAGAATATAATCTCTTACTTCAGCAAAATCCACTGACTTGTCTGAAGTAGGTGTCCAGTACATAACAGCATCAACCTTAACAATTGGTGCTGGCTGAGAGTAAGTATCAGTAACTTTTACACTAACAAACTTTTCAATGTGGGCCATAGATACAGCACAATGGTCATGTTTTTGAGCTAAGTCAACGTGTATATAGTAATCTTTATCTTCTTCTGGCAAGAACCAATCTTCAAATCTTCCAAAACCATCAACTGCTATAGATAGATCTTTAAATGCCATCTCAATCTTCTCACGAGACTTAAAGAAAGCATCAATTGCTTCTGGTGGCATACATGCAAATCTTCCAAGAGCATCTGTTACGTCTCTGTAGAATGCAATTTTAAAATCTTCTATACTTCTTGTTGGATTAACTTCCCAGGTGGGCCTACGTATTGCGTAGACTCTTGGATACTTGTAAGAAATAATTTGATCTTCATCCCAAAATATATCAAACTCATTACCTACTGTATTTTCTGGAAGGTCTGGATCTAGTTTAAATCTATGTGATCTTGATATAACTTCTTTTTCTGAAATAATTTCGTCATATCTTTGCTGAATATAGTCATTCTTAAAACGTGGAAACGAAAGAAGAATTACTTTTCCGTAATCTGGAAAACGAGAGTCTACAGATGCCCTATACATATCGTAAATACCACTTGCAGTTTTTGCCTGGTCGTGCCCACT